AAGAGACTATGCACCAGAACCTATTGATGAAATCTATGCTGATTGTAGTGGTTGTTGTTCATGTGCCACTTGTCATGTTATAGTAGAGGATGAATGGATTAAAAAAACAGGCAAGATTAAAAGTAATAGTGCCGAACAAGAATTGTTAGATTATGAACCTCTAGCAAAAGAAAATAGCAGATTATCATGTCAAATATTTTTAGAAAAAAAACATGATGGACTTACGGTTAAGATACCAACATAGTCAATTTGACTTTTTTGAAAAAGTGAAGTATAATATAGATAATGAATTTTTACACAAATGTTATAGAACATAGAGGCAAACTTCTTATTAGAGGTGTTGCAAACGGGCAATCATATTTAAGTAGAATTAATTATGAACCTACTCTATTCATACCTACAAAAAGCAATACTGAATTTAAAACACTTGATGGTAAAAATGTTGTAGATAAGAAGTTCGGTAGTATAGTAAAAGCAAAACAATTTATTGAAACATATAAGTCTATGCCTGAGTTTAAAGTATATGGCATGACGAGATATAATTATCAATATATCGCAAACGAATATCCTAAAGATATACAATGGGACAAAGATAAAATTAAAATCTTCACGCTTGATTTAGAGTGTGAATGTGAACATGGTTTTCCTGATCCTGATACTGCAAGAGAACCTATTATTTGTATTACGGTCAAAAATCATAGTAATAAACAAATTATAACTTGGGGTACTGGCGACTTCTTAACAAAGAAATCAAATGTAACCTATATCAAATGTGAAAACGAAAAACATTTATTGCTAGAGTTTCTAAAGTTCTGGTGTAAAAATCATCCTGATATTATTACAGGTTGGAATGTTAAGTTCTTTGATGTGCCTTATCTAATGAATAGAATGAGAATGATATTTGATAATGACACTATCAATAAAATGTCGCCTTGGAATTATGTTAATGCTGAACGAATACAATTAGGACAAAAGAATCAACAATACTGGAATATGTTAGGCATATCTGTACTAGATTATTTTGATCTATATAAAAAGTTTACATATGTTAGACAAGAATCTTATAAACTTAATTATATTGCAAAAGTAGAATTAGGCGAATCTAAATTAGAAAATCCGTATGATACATTTAAAGAATTTTATACAAACGATTATCAAAAGTTTGTAGAATATAATATCCAAGACGTAGAATTAGTTGATAGACTAGAAGATAAAATGGGTTTGATTGATCTATGCTTAACTATGGCATATGACTTTAAAGTTAATTATACAGATGTCTATTCGCAAGTAAGATGTTGGGATACTTTAATCTATAATCATTTACATAAAAAGAAAATTGCAATACCACCAAGAGAAGACCATGATAAGGCGACACAATTCGAAGGTGCGTATGTAAAAGATCCACAATTAGGATTACATAAGTGGATTGTTTCTTTTGATTTAAATAGTTTGTATCCTCATTTAATTATGCAATACAATAATAGTCCTGAAACTTATGTAGGTGTAGAACCTAAAAATATAGGTGTAGAAAATTATCTAAATCAAAAGTTTAATCTTAAATGGTTAAAAGAAAAAAACTTAACTATTGCACCTAACGGCGCTTTGTTTAGAAGAGATATACAAGGTTTCTTGCCTGAGTTAATGAAAAAGAATTATGATGCTAGAGTTATCTTCAAAAAGAAGATGATAAAAGCAAAACAAGAATATGAAAAAACAAAAGACCCTATCTACAAAAAAGAAATTAGTAGATGTCACAATATACAAATGGCAAAGAAAATATCTCTAAACTCTGCTTACGGCGCAATCGGCAATCAATACTTTAGATACTTTGAAAAAAACCAGGCAGAGGCGATTACTATGGGCGGTCAGTTAACTATTCGTTGGGTAGAAAAAGATATAAACAAGTTTATGAATAAAGTATTAGGCACAGATAATAAAAATTATGTTGTTGCGTCTGATACAGATTCAATCTATTTAAGATTAGATGAATTAGTACAAAAAACTTGTAAAGATAAAACAACTCAACAGATTACAGATTTCTTAAACAAGGCTGCTGAAGATAAGATACAAAAAGTTATTGACAAGAGTTTTGAAAATCTTGCAGATTATGTAAATGCCTATGAACAAAAAATGATTATGAAACGAGAAGCAATTGCTAACAAAGGCATATGGATTGCTAAGAAAAGATATATTTTAAATATGTATGATGAAGAGGGTGTTAGATATGAATATCCTAAACTTAAAGTTATGGGTGTCGAAGCAGTTAAATCATCTACGCCTGAAGTTTGTAGAGGTAAAATTAAAGAGGCAATACGAGTTATTATGAATCAAAACGAAGATGATTTGATTAAGTTTGTTGCAGATTTTAAAACACAATTTAGAAATTTAAGTCCTGAGAGTGTTGCGTTTCCTAGGTCTTGTAATAATTTAGAAAAGTATATTGATCCGTCACAGATTTATAAGAAAGGCACACCTATTCATGTAAAAGGTTCTTTACTTTATAATCACTATTTACATAAACATAATTTAGAACAAAGATATCCTGTAATCAAAGAAGGTGATAAAATAAAATTTTTAATGTTAAGACTACCTAACTCTGTAAAAGATACGGTTATTTCTTTTTCAACATATCTACCTAGAGAGTTTAAATTAAAACAATATGTAGATTATGATAGTCAGTTTGAAAAAACATTTACAGATCCACTAAAGTTTATCTTAAATGCTATCAACTGGAAACTAGAGAAAGAAGCAACCTTAGAAAGTTTTTTTGCATGATAGAGGGTATAATAATATTATTAATAGTGCTACATTGGAGTTTCTCTTTCGGTATGTATGTTGCAGCCGTAAGTGATATACCAATTGCTAGATTTTTGATGTTAATGTTTTTTATAAAAATGATGACATCAAGTTTAACTCAAGGAGGAGTATAATGCGTGAAGGCGTGAAGTTACCAAAGGTAACATTTAAAGTAAGAACAGGAGATCAAACACCAGAAGATGGTGGATGTCCTATCGGTGGTACTTGGTTAGATAAAACAACAGATGTTGTAGGTGACATGGGTGCCGATATAGTAGGAGCGGGTGCTAATTTTATGAGTGAAGTAAAATCAAGAGCCGGTTCATATTTCGATAATATTAATGATGACAATCAAAATCAATACATATCTAACGTAAGAAATGTTTTTAATAACACGAGTGGTAAAATATCGGGAGCTCTCAGTCAGCTAGAAAATCAACGTCAAGAATTAAAAAAATCTGGCATGGGCCCTCTTGTTGCAGGGGTGTTTGGTGGGCCTGTGGGAGCCGCAATTTCTTTTGCACCTTTAATAGCAGATGGTTTTCAACAAAAAAAAGATATGAACAAATTCTTAAATGAATTTGGTGACAAAGGTTTTTCGGATGATTTATTAAACAAAACGTTTTCGTATGGTACAATTAAATCTGCAAAAACAGGAAAACAATTTTTAGAACATGTATTAGTAAACGATTTTAATCCGGGGTATGCATTAAAGTATAATGCGTACGGAGGTAAAGATTTTGATGGTAATCACCATGATGCTTTAGAAAAATTTATAGTTGATGGTGTTGACAATAATGTTTTTAGTCAAGAAGGTATATTAAGGTTAGCATCTCAGCGCCATGCTTTTAAAGCAGGTAGTGATAACTATTGGAAATCAACTGTTGCACAAAGAGCATTAAAAAAATTAGGATTTACAATAAAAGGTAGAACTGCAGTTGATAGTAGTGGTAATACTTATCTCGATGGTAGATTGTGGAAAACTGCTGAAGCAGTAAATAAACCTGCAGTTGTTTCAGCAGGAACATCGTCTAATCAAGGAACTGCAGACACTGGTGGAGGAGGACAGCCATCTGATACAGGAACTGGCACTATTAAAATTGGTGGAGATATAATTACAAAAGACCAAGACTATTATGAAAACTTTAACAAACCTGGTGGAGGATTTAGTCAAGGATTTGGTCTAGCGTTTGGGGGAGAACCTAAACCCGAAGCAGATATAGGCAACTTAGAATTTATAAATGAAAAAGGCAAAGATATGTCTGGTGTTGCTGATGATGTTGAAAGACCGCTAGAAGAAGGTGATTTTGTTATTAATG